AGGGATTCCAGTGGCTTCCCTGCCCACTACCGGCATTTCGCTACGGCGGAAGTTTTCCAGTGTGAAGATTAATCAGGCCATCGTCACAGTATGGTCCCTGGCAGCGGAGAAAAACGGAACGCAATACGCCATCCGGTACACTCCGGAGGGGCTGCTGGTCAAAGAACGGACGGTCAGTGCCTCCAGTCTGGTGCTGAAAGCGGCGGGGAACCTGATGGACGCTACCACCACAGAGGATGCCACCAACGTGGTCAACTCTGTGGCCATCTACGACAAAAACGGGAATTTTCTGCGGCTCCTGGGAGACGCGGCCTCCCAGGAGTTGGTGGGCGTCATGGAAACCCACGTCACCCAGAACGACCACTCTGACACTATCAACCAGGCAAAGCGCCTGCTGGAGGACGGAAAGCAGCAGAGAACCGTGACGGTGCATGTGCTGGGAGATTTATCCCTCATCACCGGGGAGACCGTGGTGGTCCGGGAGCACAAAACCGGACTGGAGGGCATCTTCTGGATCGATGCGGATGTTCACACGTGGAAGAACCACAACTACGATACCATGCTGACGCTGAACTGCCGGAACGTGGCAGCGACGGCCAGCGCAGGAAGTGAGATCGAATGAAAGAAAACGCAAGAGACCCCTATGTGGGGCTGAATGAATATTTCGGGCGGAAGGCCTCGGAGGCTGTGCCGTCCTGGTATGCGGTGGGAAAGGTGCTCGCCACCTCCCCGCTGAAGATTCGGGCCGACGGGTTGGATCTGGACTTGGAGGATCTTTTCATAGCCCAGCATCTGACCGCAGGGTGGCAGGAACAGCTGACAGGCTTATCCTGGCCTCTGACGGCAGAGCTTCCACAGAAAGCTTTTCAAGGGACCTGTACATGCGGACTTTCTTCCGGTACGTGCCAAGTAATTCGCCCGGAGGAAACTGTGGAAGGCAAGACAGCAAAGGAAGCCCCTATCACTCATGGTTCCCTTCTGCATGCGGGCGATCAGGTTCTGCTGCTCCGCTCCGCAGACGGGCAGACCTACTATGTGGTTGAGAGGATGGTGAAGGTATCCGATGAGCCTGTTCCCAATGATTGAAGCTCCGAATACCGCATTGGCGGCTTCCGGCACGCTGCCGCTGGCCCGGGAAGCGGCTTGGGATTTTCTGCAAGATCAACCAATCTGGCGCTCCGGCAGACCTGTGTATGTGACCGGCGCGGACGTCGTGCTGGTGTGGGCCCGGAACTGTATCCACACGGAGCGGTTCGCCCACGACGCTTTTACTACGGACTACAGGCAGGATTTATCCGGCCTGATCGGACAGCCCTATGGTGATGAAGTCCGCCAGTCCGAAGCCATTCGAAAGCTTCGGGAGGCCCTGATGATTAATCCATACATCACCGCCGTAGATCAGCGATTCCTTCGAAGGCGGCGCGCTGCAGATCTCGTTCAGCCTGACAACTATTTATGGGGAGGTGCACGTCCATGACGCAGTTATCTGTATTTGAGAGCCGTACGCCGGAAGTCATTAAGGCAGAAATTCTGACCGCTCTGACAGCCAGCGGAGTGGAGATTGATACCCGCGAGGGGAGCTATACCAACACCCTCATCAGTCAGATCTCCTATGCTCTTTGGCAGCACTCCCAGCTCCTGTCCGGCCTCCTGCCTATCGTGTTCCCTGGCCCGGACAGCGGAGAGTACCTGGACCTGCATTCGGCCCAACTGGGCATGGTGCGCCAGCCCGGCACCAAGGCCCGGATAGAGGTGACCTTCACGGGAACCGACGGCACCGTGATCCCTGCGGGAACGGCGGTGTATGCCCCTGACAGTGGCCTGCGGTATTTGACTTTGGAAGCTGTTACCATCACGGATGAGACGGCGGTGGCCACAGTGGAGGCGGAGAATATCGGCGAGGACTACAACGTACCGGCCGGATCCATCACCTCCATGGCAGTCAATGTCCCCGGGGTGAATGATCTGGCCAACCTGGAAGCTGCCGCCGGTGGCTCTGATCTGGAGAGCGACGTAGTCCTCTACACCCGCATCCATGACCGTCTTAGCCTTCCGATTACATCAGGCAACGCCAATCATTACATCCAGTGGGCCAAGGAAACCGCTGGCGTCAGCTATGCCAGCTGCATCCCGCTCTGGGCCAGTAACGGTACAATCAAGGTGGTGATCGCCGGCGCGGCCCATATCGAAGCCGAAAAGCCTATCGGCGCCACGGTGACAGTGGTGAGCGTGACAGAGACAGAGCTGCCGGTGACTGCGGCCGTAACCGTGCTGGAAGGATATTCTACGGAAAATGTCACCAATCAACCGACCACGGCGATCTCCGCGCTGCTGGCTGAACAGGCTTTTGGGCAGGCCGTCACGATCCCATACAGCCGTTTTCTAGCCTGCCTTCTGCAGTGCCCCGGCGTGGCGGATTACAGTTCCTTCACGGTAAACGGCGAGACAGCGGTCGTATCGATTGCCGCGGAGGCTGTCCCGGTGGTCGGGACTGTGAACGTCACGGAGACATAAGGAGGTCGGCAATATGAGCAGTCTTCCAATCCGGGAGCGCGTCCCGGACAGATATTGCCGGCATCCACAGACAGCAGCCATTTTGGAGGCTCTGGAGAAACAGAGCAGCATATCCGCAGCCCAGATAGACCACCTTCTCAAGCAGTTCTTTGTGGAGACGGCCACTTGGTCCTTGTATCTCTGGGAAAGGAAGTATGGAATCGCTGTGGATGAGTCCAAGCCCCTGGCGGACCGGCGGGCAGCCGTGCGGGACAAAATGACGGCCGCCGGCAACACTACCGCGGAAATGGTCCGGCAGCTGGCCATGGCTTTGACCGGCTATGAGGCCCGGGTGGTGGTCCATTCGGCAGACTACGCTTTCTCTCTGGAGTTCCTGGGGAAAGGGAACACCCTAGCGGATATTGATGTGAGCCAAGTCCGAAAAATGGTAGAACAGATTAAACCAGCTCATCTGCAGTTCATCATCTCCGGACTGACCTGGAACGATATTGAGAGCGTAGGCCTTACTTGGCAATGGTTTGATGATACCCCCGCTTCTTGGGCGGAGTTTGAAAGTAAGTTCTGCGTTCATAAAAAAGCACAGGTGGAGAAATCCCCTGTATTTTTGCAGCTGACAGTCTGGTATTGGTAAATTTATGGTGGGAACCCCCTTGCAATATTGTACAACAATCTTCTTGATAACGTCTGATAAACTTGGATTCATATTCCGAAAGAATCAAAACTCTAAAGTAACTGCA